TCAAAGTATTCTACACAATTTAAATCTAATATGTCTATGATATTATTCTTGCACTGTATAAGATTTTCCCAAATCATTCATTTCCTTAAATAATTCTGTAGCATACTCAAAACATAATTTAGCTTCAGCGACCACGTTTACCTGATACGTGTTCATATATTGATTTATTAACTCTCTTACGACTCTTTTTGTTTCTTCTGGTTTTAAAAAAACAAGATATGTATTAGGGCCAGGAGTTTTTCTTTTTATCATTTGTCCACCATATAAATCTCCCATATGTCTTACATAGATATGAGCATATAATTTTTCAGCATCGCTTTTAATTGTATCTAAGTGATAGACATATCTTAATGTGCTATCTGTTATATGTGGTTTATTCGGTTGATTCCACAATGAACGAAAGTCGTGGTCTATTTTTTGAGCTCTGTCAAGGCCAGGTGTTTGTCTAAACAGGCCGTTTTCAAAAGCATATTTTTCTAATGTTGAATAACACTGTAATAGATTAAAAAGATATGTAGCGTAAAGGTCTGGATTGATCTGGCCAGACATAAGAGTTTGAACAAAAGGTTCCGATTCGGCTTTTTTATGTTCTTCTAATGTAAAATCTTTAATATCATTCATATAATCATTATATAATTTTTATGTATTACTAAACTTCTAATTCTGTTAACTGGTGCTCATCTCCCCATTTTCCTTTAAAAAATACATTAAAAGCTAAACTAATTCTAGTGTTTTCACCCTCTTTTACGAAAACACTGTGAGTTGTAGATGAAGGAAATAAAATAATATCTCCTGTTTTTACAGGAATCCACCAAGATTCTGCATTATATAAATTAAATTCATTTACAGACAATTTTATTTGTTCATATTTTTTCTTCCAAAATACTATTTTATCAAATTCCTCTTTTGCACTAATATATAAAACCCCTGAAATGTATGAATTAGGATGCTCGTGTGTATGGTGAAACTCCGATTTATCTGTATAATTTAACCAAGACTGTGTAATATAAGGTTGAATATTATTTTTTACATTTACTACGTTTTTTAAATAATCAGCAATAAATAAATTTAATTGATTTTTTAAAATTTTAAGATTTTTATTATTTAAAATATAAGAGTTTAATGAAGTTTTGTTACCTTCATTTTTCATAAAATCCATTTTTTTATTTAAAAAAATAGCATTTTCTTCTTTAGTATAATTTCTATTTAAATTTGATTTGTATATAGGAGTAGGAAACAATCCTAAGATATTAGACTCAATTTTCATTTTCACCTTTTTATATTAATTATTATATATATATATATGTTAATTATTAACCAACTTTATACCATTCTTGATTTTCTTCGTTCCAAAGCCAATCAATATAATCTCTCACAACTTCTAAACTAGGTTTAGGAACTGGTGGTACCCATAAACAAGTAGTTTCATTCAATGTCCAAGAAGGATAAAGTTTTGGTGGTATAAAAGCATCTCTTACATTATCGTATCTATAACTTAAACCTGCATAATTTTTTCTTAAAGCTTTTGATTGATCTGCCGATGGTTCTTTTGTAACAGGATCATAATGTATTCCTCCTCTTGTATTATAAGAAGTTTGTACCCAATTTGCTGAATCAGGTAATTGATCTATAAAATCTTGTTCTGCTGATATTACTTTATCAACGATCATTCTTATATTAACTCTTGCAAAATATGCCATAAATTTTCCTTTTAATTAAAATGGATAACGAATAATTATTATTCCTTTTCCACCATTTCCTCCGTCTCCATTAGGATGACCTCCAGATCCGCCACCTCCTCCTGAGTTTGCGCCACCGGCTCCAGCAGTTTGGCTGGCATTTTCACCTGCTCCTCCAGGAGCTGATCCTCCTGGATTTTTTGCTGATCCTCCTCCTGAACCTCCAGGACCACTAGCAGTGGCACCACCGCCTCCGCCACCGATTCCGCCATTGCCTCCTCCTTGACCTTGATTCCAAGAAGAACCTCCTCCACCACCTGCCCAATAATAATTATTTCCGTCTAAATTAATTTGTCGTCCAGCACCGCCGCTGCCTCCTGCGGCATTGTTGCCTGGAGTTCCACCAGCACCGGCATTTCCTGCTCCTCCTCCACCAGAATAATTTGCACCTCCTCCGCCGCCGTCGCCGCCTCTAAATCCTCCGTAACCTGTATAACCAGGAGCTGATGGTGCAACTCCTTGAGCACCTGATCTAGGACCGTCTGAAGAACCTCCACCGCCATTTGCTCCTGCTGCGGCCGTTGTTGCTCTTGAAGCTCCTGCTCCTCCGCCAGTAGCTGTAGCTGAAAATGCTGAAGAAGATGTACCAGTTCCGGCATTTGTACCGTCATCTGGAGCTCCCGTGCCTCCGCCACCAACTGTAATAGTATATGTTCCTGCTGTTACTGTTTGTCCTGATGAACTAACTAAAATTCCTCCTCCGCCTCCACCACCAGCGAGAGAAGAACCTCCTCCACCTCCTCCACCTAATATTTGAGTTTCTACTTGTGATAAAGTTCCTGCAGTTACAAAACTACCACTATCTGTAAAAGTATGTATTCTATAACCTCCACCTGTTGTTATTGATCCTCCTGAAGGCGGAGATGCAACTGTAATTGAAAATTGTCTATCTGAATTACCGAATGATGTTGAAGCTCTTACTGTAAAAGTAGATGTACCTGTTGAACCAGGAGCCGTTCCACTAAAAACACCTGATGAACTCATACTTACTCCGGTAGGTAAAGAACCAGATACTACTGAATAAGTAATTGCATCTGAATCTGAATCTGTAGCCGTAACTGGTGATAATCCACCAAAACTAGTAGCGCTTGTAAAAACAGATCCTATACTACCTGCGGCTGTAGTAAAAGTAGGAGCATCATTTAAAGTTAAAGCATCAGCTAAAACACCAGATAATCCTGAAACATTTGATACTTTTACATCAAAAGGACTATTAGCTTTTATAACTGTAACAGGAATTGTAGCTGTTACTTGACTTTGATTAATAAATGTTACCGTTGAAGAAAAATATTCAGCGGCATTTGTGCCTATAAATGATACTGTACAGCCTGCTCCAAAAAGAGATCCATTAATTGTAAGAGTAGGAGTTGAAGAACCATCAGGATCAATAAATGTAGGCGAAATGCTGGAAATTGTAGGAGGAGCATCAATAGCTTTCCAGTTAGTTCCATCATAATATTCTGCTAAATTAGTTGTTGTATTAAAACGTATTTCTCCTGATTCTGTACTAGCACGTTGACCAGTAGTTCCTTTAGGTAATATTACACCTTTGACTCCTGTAAACTTTCTATTTTTTCCTGTAAAATCTCTACTATTTGCCATAATTTTCTTTTGTGTTTATATTTATAAGTTTTCTGCTAGTTTCCAACCATAAGTTGCGCCTGTATATACTAATGATATAGCTTCATCTTCAGTACTTAATATTAAATTTTCAGTTAATCCCATTATTTTATTACCATTTCTACCAAGAGTTAAATTATTCGTATCAAAAGTTGAGGCTAAATCTAAAAATCTTATTTGATCTCCAGTTAATGGAGATGCTGGTAAAGTTATAGTTCCTGCAAATGAAGATGTATTTACAAATATTCTATCATTAGCAGCTGCTGTAAATGTAGAAGATCCATCAAAGGTAACAGTAGTCCAAGGATTTCCACCACCTAATCCTGTCCACGCACTACCGTTATAACCTTCCCAACTACCTAAAGTACTATTAAATCTAATACCTCCTGTATATAATCCAAAACCAGGCGTAGGTCTTTCAGCAGTTGTACCTGTAGGAGGAACAAATATTCCTGTCCCCATATTATCTCTTTGAATATAACCAACAATCGCATTTTCTGTAGGCACGGCCGTGTTTGAATTACCTGACATAGCTTCATCAGTTGAAAACTCATTAATAGTAGCACCTAACTGAGCACCAATAGAACCTAATTGTAATTCTGTTAACCCTGAAAGGTCAAAAGCGTCAGCATTTAAAGTTGCAATACCAGTTGCCTGTTGAATACGGAATAAATCTCCAACTCTAAAATCTCCGCCTTGGTCTGAA